TGAAGTAGATTCAAATCAAGTATCTGTTTTTGATAAAAAAAGAAACATATATTACAATATTGATAAAGACGAATTACAAAAAGAACTGAATAATGAAACAGTTGTACTTGCAACAGATATTAAATAATATTAAATAAAACTATCACTTTACAAAAACCTCGTAAAAAACTACGAGGTTTTTTTTAGCATTAATCTTTTGCAATTACAAATGGACTAGATAAAGGTGTTCGGGAAGACACATAAGCAAATATTGCTCTCATTACGTTATGTTGTAGTTTACCTGGTTTTTTAAAATATTCATCTAACATAGGTCTAATAGCATTCATTACTGTTAAACCTGATATTGCTCCCATATCTTCGTTAAATTTATTTTTATCTTTTTTATCATTACTTTTATATAATTTATCTCCACCACCAAATCTAATATAATCGTTTGCGTCCTTTTCAAAAACTTTATAATTTCTATCCCAAGTAGATGATAATTTTTGAGCAAAATCTTTATCTACTGTACTAATAATTTTTGTAAATTGAGGTATACCTACAACTTGTCCTCCAAGGGCTGAAGCACCTTTATACGCCAATACAACTTTAACACCTTTTATAGGTTTACCACCACTCGCTGGTGTGTGTCTGATTTGTATATTGCCTTCTTTTTTACCTGATTTAATTAATAATCTAATATCTCTACCACCTGAATAGGCTTGTGTAAATTCAAAATCTTTTCCTTTTTTATATTTACCATTCATAGGTTGCCATTTCTTAACACCCATAGCAAACGTATCTGCTAATAGTTTTTCTTCTTCTTTTCTACTAAAATTTACTTTTTGTAAAAATACTTTTGTGCCTACCTTTTTTAGTGATAAAGGTAATAGTTCACCAGCATCTATTAAGTCACCCACGGTTTCATTTAATTCAGCAAAAGTCAAATTATCTTTTTTTGTTTCGGGTTCTGCTAATAAATCTTTTAAAACTTTTATTGATTTTTTACTACCAAAATATATATCAGCTGGTGACCATTTGTTAATATCACCGAAATATTTTACACCACCTGATTTGGCAGATTGTTTATTTGCTGAAGAAAATAATTTAGATATAGTATCCATTATATCTTTATCACCGTGCTTATAGATAATGTTTTGCCAACCAGGTGTTTTAATTTTTAAAAAATCTTTATCAATCGTTGAAATTTCTTTTATAACTTTTTGTGCTATAACTAAAGAGGAAATAAACCACTTTTTATTATTATTAAGATACTTTAATATTATATCTTTTGATTTTTGAGTATCAACTCTATTAGCACTATATGCTTCATCAATTGTTTTTGAATATGCTTTTGTAAAATCTGTAAATGACTTACGACCTGCTATATAAGGTTCAAATTCTTTTTCTACTTTAGACGCACCTAATACATCTGCTATGTAGCAGAATAATGCTTGTGCTCCTTCAGCTTCGGGTGTTGATACTATGGCCATACATATATTTATGTATGTAAATTTATTAGTCTTTTATATAAGCATTAGAAGATACAACATATCTTTCACCTACAAATTCTTTTTTTTCAACGGAGTGTTTCATATTGCCAGGAAAAATTAAAAGTAATCCAGGTTTTATATTTTTTATTACACCTAGACCTTCTTTTGTTTCTACTTCAGGAAAACTAATTCCTGGAGCTCCTTCTGGTGCGGTTATATAATAAGAACAAGAATATACTGCAGGCCAATGATCGTGTGGCAATACTTCTTCATTTGATAACAACTTTAATCCCCATAAATTTTTTAAGTGGTATTTGAATATATCTTGTTTAGAATATTCTTTTTGAGATATATAATTAACAGCTTGTAAAAAAATATCTGCAAATTTTTTAAAACCTGGGTTTTCCCACATATGCCAATATGTCATATAGCATTTAGCATTTGTTTTATGTTCTTGTTGATCACCTGTTTTATTAATTTCTTCTATTAATAATTTATTCATTTCAGGTTCATCTAAGTGCAATTCCCATATATTTGCTTTTGTTTTAATATTAAATGATGTTGAAAAAGGTGCATATTTTTTCATTTTTCACTTTCCGTTCTTAAATCAAAAAAATCTGGAAATCCAAATATGCCAAAAGTTTTATTTTGATTTTGAAACTTAACAACTTTTTTAACATCTTCTTCAAAAAAAGATTCTTTTATCACTTTCCCACTTGGTCTTTCAACAACTCTCCATAAAATTTCTCCATCTTTCTTAATCATTTCTGATTTATAATATATTTTAGGCATAGTTTTGGGATCTACTTTTTTATTTGCTTGCCTTGATAGATTTGATGAGCCGTAATATTTTTTATTCTTTTTTTTCATATTTTAAAATCAGAAAATTTATCATATACCATTTCAGCAGGTCTAGGTCCTGATGGACTATTTATTTGTTCTTCACTTTCTTGTTTACCCTCTACTATATTTTGTGCTGATTGTTCAACGTCATATAGTCTCATTTTACTTCTATCAACACCTATAATGAAAGCACGATTAATTGCAGGATCATTATAACGATTTTTTAATTGTTTAATTTTTAACTGACCTAGTTGTTCTAAGTCTTCATTTGAAATTATAGCAAACATAAAGTCAGCCGTTGCAGGAAGACCAAATGATTCTGATGTATCTTCTAAACCTACATCACTTGACATATATCCAGTTCTTGTTGTTTGTGTAGCGGATACAATTGGTACATCATATTGTACTGCAAGGCCTCTTAGTTCTTCAGCAATTGCTTTAATATAAAAGTATGATGATATGTTACCACCTTTAAATCTACTACTTGAACAAATGTTAAGATAATCTATAAACAATATATCAGGTTTAAATGATTTCTTTAAAGCTAATTCATCAATAAGACCTTTAAAATGTCCTGAATGAGCAGAAGCAGTAGGATATTCTTTAATAATTAATTGGCCATTTATTTTATTTCTTAATTTATTTACTTTGTTATCAAAATATTCTTTAGGTAATTCATAAAGTTCATCTATGGTTACATCTAATAAGTTAGCGTCTATTCTTTCAGCAATTCTTTCTTCAGCCATTTCTAAAGTTATATACAATACATTTTTACCTTGCGTTATCATAGACGCAGCTAAATGACACATAAACAAAGATTTACCAACACCAGTTCCTGCAAGAGCAACATTTAGTGTTTTAGGTGGTAAACCACCTTTTGTAATACGATTGAAATAAGTTAAATCAAATTTTAATCTTTCTTCTTCTCTATGGTAATAATCAAATCGGTCGTCTGTTTGATTTAAATAGTCGTGTCCAATATGTGTATCAAAAGAAACTGCAAGAGCTTCTGATAGTATTCCTGGTATGGCTTCAGGTGTATGTTTTTTATCTTTACCATCTAATATCTTAATACCTGATAATACAGCATTATGTACTGCACGATCTTTACAAAATTTTTCAGTTGTATCTAATAACCATTGTTGCTCGGTTTTATCATCTAACTTTAATGTATCTAAAAGTATTTTTGTAACTTTATATTCTTCTTCTGTTATAGTTTTTAAATTAGATAATTCTATACTAACAGCTTCTTTTGATGGTAAATTATTATATTTTACTGTATAGGAGTTTATGATGTTAAATAAGACTACTTCTTCATTAACTGTAAAGTATTCTTTTTTAAGAAAAGGTAAAACTTTTCTACTGTATTCTTCGTTATAAATTAAATTGGATAATATTGTATTTTCAAATCTATTTGCCATTGATATTAAGTTTGCCTTTTTCTAGTTGTTCTTCCATTACATCTATTAAAATATCACCTATTACATTTCTAAATTCTTCACCTTCGGTATCAAGGTTATTTGGATTTCTTTGAACATTATAAGTAAATTGTAACGGTAATCTTCCTTCATTATTTTCTTCTTCGGCAAACTTAACTTTTCCATAAGTGTATATTATATCACTAAATTTTCCACTTGTCAACTTTATACAAGAGAAATCATCAACATCTCTTTGTACATATACAAATTTTGTTTTATTCTGCTCCATATAGGAATTCTTTTTTGGCAGCTTCGTCAATTTGATTGAGAATCTCTTTAGTAAAGAATTTATCAGGTTCATTATTGATAGTTTTAGCATACTGTTTACTTCCGTCTGGCAATTCTATCCTTGTTGATACAGATTTAAATATATTATGTTTAACTGCTAAATCAAGTAGTC